AAGACTGGTTTACTCATAACAACTTCACCAGGAGTAAGCATTGCAGGAACAGTATCCTTATTACCAGATCCAGGAACTTGGCCACCTTCATTATAATATTGTATTTCTTTAACTAAACCACCACTAGAAAATGCACTAGCTCCTAGACTAAACAATCCAGTGAAAGCTTTACCCTTTCCTCCCAATCCTCCACTGAAAAGGTTAGTAATACCCTTTCCAATTTTTGCCCATTTTATTTTAGCAATAGCTGCTATTAATTTAGGAATCAATACTGCAAGTTGTTTAATACCCCATCCCACAGCCTTAATTATACCAGCAACCATCTTAGTGAAGCCAGTTCCAAATAATAAATATGCAGCCAACATTGTAGGCCACCAATCTTCAAAGAATTTAATAATACTTTGCAATTTTTTCTGATTATCTTTATTACCCATCCATTCTAAAATCTTAAAAAGAACTCTACCAAGAAGAACTTTTCCTATAAAATCCATCATCTTTTGCCATGCACTCTTAAATGGTGCAAGTAATTTAGTTGCAGTTTTCTTTATTCCATCAAATATTTTAAATTCTAATGTATTTTCTTTCTTTCTTCTTTTAAATCTTTCTATTAATCTTTGTAGAAAATTCTTATGTTTTTTGTCTTGTTTCTTTTGATCCTTTAAAGTTTCAGCAATAGAATTAACACCAGTAAGAATCTCTGCTAGTGCTCCTCCTTTTTCTTCAGTAGGTTCTGGAATAAGTTTTTTGGGATCTACAATTTTTGATTTACTTTTAATAGCAAGATCACTAGTTCCTGTAGTATCTGATGCTGTTTTTTTTTCTTCTCTACCAAAAAACTTAGAGGCTTTCATCCTCCTTTCTCTTACTATTGCCTTCCTCTCTTCCCCACTCAAGTACTCTCCATCACGTTCTCCTGAAATTAATTCTTCTCTTTCTTCAATTTCCTTATCTAACTCACCTGTTACATCAGCAGCAAGAAACTGCTTCATCTCTTTTTGAGACAAAGCTCCCATACCATATTGCTGTATGGTCTTAAGAATCTCTAATAAATTTTTATTCTCTTTACCTAAGAGTTCTTTATCGGGCATTAGCTTGTTGCTGTTGCTTTAATTTTTCTTCCTCAAGATGTGCTTGGAGTAAAGCTACATAGATGTCTCGTTCCCAAGGCATCATATTTTCAATCTCAGTTAAGCTATATTTATGATACTGCATCAAGGCAAAATTAAGTCTGAAGTAATCCTCCAAACTCATATGCAGTAGGGCTATGCGAAAAAAGACGCTAAACCCTCCAATACAACTTCACTCTTCACCTTTGTCTCAGGATTAGTAACACTCAGAGTATGAGAAAGTTTAGGCATGGTATCAAAGAATGATTCAATTTCTTTAAATTGAGTTGAATTCATTTGTTCTAAGAAATCTTTCATTTCTTTCTTAGTACAATCGGCAGCGGCCCATACTTCATCTTCAGTATAAATTTTATCTATACATGATGCAATCAAATCAAATGATTGTTCCATTTGATTCTTATCATTAAAATCAAAGTTATTTTTAATAAATTGATCAAGTGATGGATACTTCATTTCCATCATAATAGAATCATCTACTTTGATTTTATTAGTATGGTTATCATCCTTCTGAACTTCAATTTCATCTAATGCAATTGTCATTGCAACCTGAGTTTTATCATCATCAGGACAAGTAATATTTACATCTATATCTTCTCCAACAGACTTACCACGAATGTTGAGGAACAAATATTCAATATCAAATGTAGGAAGATCTTCTACTTTAATTCCTTTGCTAAGAATACAACTCTTAAGAACTGCTTTGATAGCATTAGTAATTTGTTTATTATCTTCACTCTCTAGAGCAATTACAAGAACCTTTTCTTCTTTTACAAGAAATGGTCTATATTTAATAGTTGCACCTGTCGAAGGTAACTCCAACTCATAGGTTGGAGTCGCAATTTTTGGTAAAGGCATAATGTCCTATAACACTTCAGTATTGTTATTTAGCAGGGTTGTTTAAACTACTGATATTGGTGGATCAGGCGATGGTGGTCTCATAAATGGAGGATTCAATGATAGTGGTGGAAAATAAGGAATATCACCTGCTGGTAAAACAGTACGACTTGCTAATTGTTCAGCATTGAATATAGCAAATGATTTAGAATCTTTATTCCTTCCTTTTTGAGCCTCCTGTAAACCAGCAACATCCCTTGGTGTGGATATATGATTCACAACATACCTTATATAACTCATTGATACTGTACATTTTAATAAAGAAGATGCTTCATATGAAACGGGCATAGAATTTATTGCTAAGGGAAATGTATTAACAAATTTATATTCTAAAGCACCTCCACCAGCAACCTTCCTTGCACCTCTTCCTTTTTCTGTTCCATCACCACCATATGCAACATCTTTCTCAAATTTTCTAACTACCAATCCTTGTTCAGCCATATAACCACCCTCACCTTGAGGATATCTCACCCTATAAAAATAATTAGGATCCTCTTTTCTAAGTGGAGCAGCTGGAATTTGCACTGCTTCTTCAGCTGGATTAGTAATATAATCCATCCAGTCCTCAAAAAACCGAATTGGTCTATAAACTCCAGCATCAACATAAAAAGTTAAATCTATCCTATCATCAAATATTCTTCTATGCACATGCTTCTCTGTTACACCTGTTCTATCATTGTTAATATCAAATGTAGCTAAATTTGATCCAGGAAGACTTACTTCTGAACACATTAATCTAATTCTGTCCTGATCATCTCCTTGAATCCATTTTTCAAGCGGTCCTGCTCCTTGATTAGGAATCCAATTGGTAGGAATTTCCACCTCAAAATGAGAAGTAGTTGCTGGTCTTAATAATTTTGCCTTAATGTCGGAAATTGTTCTTGTACTTGGCATTTATAAATACTTTTTGACCTTATATATTATGTATAAGAGATATGGCAGAAAGTATTAAGAGCATATTTAAACCAAAGAAACCAAAGAAATATAAAGGTGATATAACTAACATCATTTGCCGTAGTTCATGGGAAAGACGATTTTGTAATTATTGTGATCTAAATGAAAATATTACAGAGTGGGGAAGTGAAGAATTTTGGATACCTTACCGTGCTCCTGATGGTAAAGTCCGTAGATATTTTCCAGATTTTATCATCAAAGTTAAAGAAAATACAGGTCAATTGAAGACCTATGTTATAGAAGTAAAACCACTTAAACAAACAAAGGAACCTAAAAAAAGAAAAAGAGTGACTAAATCATATCTCTACGAATGTCAAACATATGCTGTAAATCAAGCAAAATGGAAAGCAGCAGATGAATGGTGTAAAGATAGAAAAATTGAATTTAAAATTATAACCGAAAAAGAACTAGGGATAAGATAATGACAGATTCATTTGGATTTGGAAATGCTGCAGAAATGGAGGAAGATAATCGTGTCAGGGAATATTTGAGTGACTTGAATAATAGAACTAATGATCCAGAAGAAATGATGATGGAAATTATGGAAGCATTAAACAATACTGTAACTCCCATACCTGAAGTAGGAAAATTCTATACTTTTGTCTACAATGCAAAAACACCTAACATTACATATGACCAACATCCACTAATTGCTTGCACAGATCTACAGTCATGGGGATTTAAAGGATTAAACTTTCATTGGAGACAATCTCGTAATTATACATGGGAAGAACTAGCAGGACAACTCTATATTATACAAAATAATGAACTTGATGACCTTCTTGCAATACCTTATGGGAAATTCATCCTAAATAAATAAAAACTTGTAGTTTAAATGAGTTTATACAATAGAGATAGATCGGGATGGTATGGTAATGATAACAAAGCCAACCGATTTACAGATCCAGATACTGGTGAAACATATTTTCCTCTAGTTAATGAAGAAACTGGAGATATTGAACTATGGAATGAAGATTTTGGATTTGCAGATAAAAAAGTAGGAACTTTAAAGAAAGATGGAACATGGGATTTTAATGGAAAATGGTTTAGTAATGTAAATCAAGATGATAAGGATTTTGCTAATAAAATTGCAAAAGATGGAACTTTAAGAGATAAAGCTGAACTAATTGTTGGTAAAACAATTGTTGAAGAAGAAGGCGTCTCCGTAAAAGAAGCTCAATCTAAAGCTCAGGATCTCGTTTGGAAAAATAAAGGGTTGGAAGTATCAGAAGGAAGAGCAAGTCTAAAAGATCAACAAGACTTTCTTAATAGTGGTGCAGGTACAGGGGAAGATGGAACAAGAAACTCAGGATTTGGATTACATGTATTTCCAAAAACACTAAGAGAAGGTAGTGGTGGACAAGATTTTCTAAAATTTGATATGATGAAATATGAACCCAGAGCATTTGATGAAAAACACTTTGCCTTTAAAGAAAGATCCAATGATTTTAAAGGTAGAACCATAGGAACTGTTGTTCTTCCTATTCCTGGAGGAATTCAAGACAGTCAAGCAGTGACTTGGGGTGGGCAAACAATGACTCCATTAGATATGGCACTAGCTAATGTCGCATTAACTACCGTGGAAAAAGGTCCAGGTGAAGGTGTTAGTGAAGTAGGAAGACAAGCAAATAAAATAGCAGAAGGTTTTGGTGATAATAAAAAAGCACTTGCAGCAGTTATTGCAGGAATGGCATCAGGTGGAGCACAATTATTAACCAGAACCACAGGTGCAATTTCTAACCCAAATATGGAATTATTATTTGGTGGTCCTAATCTAAGAACCTTTAGTTTTCAATATCTTCTTGCACCAAGAGATAAAAAGGAAGCAGACACTGTTATTAAAATCCTTAGATTTTTTAAACAAGGAATGGCTCCAATTAGAACAAAATCTAGATTATTCATGAAATCTCCTCATACATTCAAATTATCTTACAGAAATTCTGAAGGAGAGCAACATAAGTTCTTAAATAAATTTAAAGAATGTGCATTACAGTCATTAGGTGTTGATTATGCACCAAATGGACAATATTCAACATATCAGGATGGTGTAATGACTGCTTATCAAATGACAATGACATATACTGAACTTAATCCTGTATACAATGATGATTATGGTAATGAAGACTTTCCAGCAGAAATAGGTTTCTAAAATGTCAAATTATTTCAATTTAATCCCAGATTTTGAATATGTTAGCAGATTACCTAATGCTAAAATATCAGACTATATTACTGTAAAAAATCTTTTCAAAAGAGTTTTCCTTAGAGAAGATATTTACCAAAATCTAACATTTTTTCAAAAATACACTGTTAAGGGAGATGATAGACCAGATAATGTTGCAGCAGAAATATATAAAGATTCTACCTTAGATTGGTTAATTCTATTAGCAAATAATATAGTCAATATTCCAAATGAATGGCCATTACCTCAAGCAGATTTTGATAGATATCTATTAGATAAGTATGATAATGATTATAACAAGATATATAACGGAGTTCATCATTATGAAACTGTAGAAGTTAAAGATACAAATGGAGTAACTATTGTACCTGCAGGATTAGAAGTAAGTTCTGATTATAATATTATTTACTTTGATTATTGGCTTAATGGAATGACTGAAGAAAACGATATTACTAGACCAATAACAAATTTTGATTATGAGCATAATTTAGAAAATGAGAAAAGAGAGTTATTTATCCTAAGACCCGAATTTATATCTGTTGTCCTTGATGATATAAATGATATTTCATCATATAAAAAAGGTTCCACCGAATATGTCGATGAAACCTTAAAGAGT